ATCTTCAAATAATGAGGAAGAGAAAAATCTTGGTGATAAGTATGACCAAATTCCTGAAAGTATTGGTGAGGTCTTTACTCCTGTTGATGAAAATGGAAAAGAACTTAGTCATGTAAAAATGCAAGAAATCAGCGAAGAAATTAAACGTAATGTACATATGGCAGATAAGTATTGTTCAATGGATGGAACTGCTGGATTAACCGAAAGTATTAAAGGAGATCAATTAAGCAAAATTCGTTGGAATGATCACTTACGAGAAAGTCTTACAAGTATTTTTAAGACTGAAACAAGCTGGAAGTCTTTAAATAGAAGACATCAATTTAGAGGAATACACTTACCTGCTAGAAATGTCGCTGGTAAAGGTGGTATTGTTGCGATTGCAAACGACACTTCAGGGAGTGTCACTTCGCAAGAATTAGAATACTATGCCAGCGAAAGCCAAAAAATATTAGAGGATTGTGGTATAGAGAAAGTCTATGTTTGTTATTGCGACAGCACTGTTAGGAAAAATGATAAAGGTGAGTGGTGGGATATATATGATCTTACTGCTGGAGATACTTTAAATTTTGAGCCTAGAGGTAGAGGAGGTACAAGATTTGAACCAGTATTTAATTTGCTGGCGGATTACACTGAGCAATTAGATGAAATACAAGCCTTAATATATTTTACAGATGGTTATGCTACTATCAGTCAAGACTACGAGCCTGATTTTCCAGTATTTTGGGGAATATCAAGCAATTTAGAAACCGAAGCACTAAGGGAATACATTCCATTCGGAGAATTAATCAAAATTGACAACGAAGATTGTTATAGAGATTAATATGCCTTAAATGAGTAGAACACTATTTAGGTAGTGTTCTACCATGCCTTAGACCAAATAAACTCGTTAGAAGCGAAATTAGGAGGTCGAAATTTTACAAATTACCAAAATTTAGACATTTATTGATCTAAAAGTATCTTTTGTTGTTTAAAAAACAAATTTTACTTTTTCGCTGGTTCGTTTAGTGATCGTAAAAAGGGGGGGGGTAAGTTTCTCCCACCCTAGAGGGAGAAACGTAAAATATTTTTGATTGTCTTTTAAAAACATAGACTAGTTAATATTTTTAGATGGGGGCGAAAAAAACACGCAAAACAGTGCAAAAACATATTTTACTTATTAGATATTTTGATAGTCTTAATTACGTCAATACAGAACCTCCATTGTTCTTATGACTTTGGTAGAGAGTTTGACAAGACTATTTATTACTCATATTAGTGTTATTGTCAGGTAGTAGTTTTTCTTTAACACTATAGAAGTCTGCTTCATTATAAATCCTAGATTTAATTCGGGGATATGGAGTGACGATAAATCTTGTCATACTCTCCTATCAATCCCCTAAATTATTAGGAACAATTTAGAGGTCTGTTTGGCACTTTAGTCTTCCTAACAGTATTGATACTGACTGTTAGACGACTTAAAAAGTGCAAGTATCTAGTCTGATTTTTCTCATTTAGCGAGGGGTTTGAACAGACGATAAACAACAAAGCCAATATGTGCAGTCCGATTTCCCACACGTGTGGAGGTTTAGATAGACTTAAAACTAAAAGCCACAATTTGCGAGGCAACTGTTTTGCTAGTTTCAAAGTCTCAAACAAATAAAAAACTAGCACTGAACATAAGGTTTGTGGCTAGGACAAGTTAGGAGAACATTAACTTAAATATATTTCATATAACTCCTTAGATTGTTCTAGTCACAATTTGTCACAGGGCAACTAGATATCCTTACTTTATAAGTTTTATATAAGTTAGTAATGGGCATGAACTAACTATATAGGTAGAAAAACTTATATTGTATCTAGTTGCTCGTCTTTAATGGAGGTAGAAATGTTAGAAAGAAATTCAAAAGAATTACAAAATTATTTATTGAACCCAAAATCAGGAGACAACTATACTTGTCGTTTCCCTACACCAGAGGGTGAAAAGCTATGTAATATAGCAGTTGGTAGAAAGTGGGTAGTGTTAAGATGGCATGAACTTGAAAAGAAATGTAGCAAGAACTATTTGTTAATCATGCTTTTGTTTATTGGAGGTTCATAGCTAGAAACGATGCTAGTTATAAAGCTATGGAAGAAACAGGTAGCTACAAGAAACCAAAAGGGTGGTGGAAAGATTATGGGTTTAGTTCTAATCCTGAAGATGTCATTGTCTCTGGATTAGCATACAAGTTTTAAGAAACAACTTTTAGGAGGGTAATATGTATAAGTTGTTAAATGTTGGCAGAAACTTTAAAACTGCAAAATCTGATAAGATATCCGAGTATCTTACAGCGATAATGTATATGTCCCCAATCAATACGAGGATATGTCCATTCCAAGATATAGCTGGGTGTAAAGCACCTTGCCTTAATACTGCTGGTCGAGGTGGTATGAATGTTGTGCAAAGAGGTCGTCTTAAAAAGACTAATTGGTTTTTAAATGATGAGCCTAGTTTCATTGAGCAACTGTATCAAGATATTTCTAAGTTTGTTAGACATTGTGCTAGACATGATAGGAAACCTGCTGTCCGGCTCAATGGTACTTCAGACATACAATGGGAGTATAAAAAGTATCTAGGTCAAACTTTGTTTGAACACTTTCCTAGTGTTCAATTCTATGACTACACTAAGATACCTACAAGAAAGATAGCTGATATTCCAAACTATAATTTAACATGGAGCTATTCAGCTTTTAATCCTAAGTATGCTGAATACTTTGATACTGCACTAGACAAGGGTATGAATGTAGCTGTCGTGTTCAATCATGACTTACCCAAAGAATTTAAAGGTGTGCAAGTTATAGATGGTGATAAACATGACTTGCGATTTTTAGACGGAACAAATGTTGTAGTTGGACTTCGTGCTAAAGGTAAAGCACGAAAAGATACTACTGGATTTGTAATTCATTTTAAGGAGGTTAAATAAAATGGAAAATGAAAAAGGAATAGAATCAGTATTTGAATCTGTTATCAATCGTAAAGCTAATACTTATGAGGGTTTAGCTAAACGAAAGAAAAATAAAGAGTATGGCTTTATGATAAATCATTCTAAAAAGAATGGTCGGAATTATGGTAGTGGGTTTCAACTAACTTTTGAAAATGGTTGGACTATTTCTGTGCAGTTTGGAGAGTACAGCTACTGTTCTAATCAATTTAAACTTGATTTGAAAAGAAAGAAACATGGTTTGTTCTTATGTAGTTTTACTGCTGAGACTGCTATTCGTGGTCTTGATGGGGAATTTCTCCCAGTGCCAGAATTTGAAGGTGGTGAACCTTATGATGTTCAAAGTCACCAGACTTTAGAGCAAGTTGTCGATAGGATAAACTATGTTAGAAATCTTAAACCATTTAATAGTAAGGAGAAAAAATGAGTAAGAAGAAAGAATATGTTTACGAGATTGAAGAGTATTCTCAAGATGTTAGACGATATGAGATTATATCAAATGTAAAATTAACTGACGAAGAAGTTAGAAATGTCTATGGAGAAATTCATTATAATAAAAATTTAACAGGTTATGTTGATTGGTCTAATGAAAGATTTACAGATGATGAAATCCTAAATAAGATTAAAATTGTTGGCATTTATAATGGCACAGAATATGGAGATGATTGCCAAGTAGATGTGACAGGAGATTTTGAGGAGGAAGAAAATGACAAGACCTAAAAAAGGTTGGGGTGCAAAGTTTGTACCTACAACAAAAGTAAAAAGAGCTGGAACACCTCAGAAGGATATTTACTTCATGAGGAGATATGATTGGAGAATATCACCTTTCTATCACAAGTTGGTAAAAGATGATAAAGCTCGTAATCACTTTGTAAATTTCTTAAATGACTTTTACAAACAACTGTGTGGTGGGAGTTGTAAAAATCCACTATCTCAAGAGCTGTGCAATGAGCAGAGGTTAAACTATGATAAACATATTTATGATTCATGGGATTTATACCGAGCTAATTGGGCATTGATTGAGACTTATTATGATAATTATTTGGAGGGATTATGATAAGAAATTTTGAAAATATTCGTAAGGGTACTAAGTTGATTACTAATCAATTAGGTACACC